TTCAATCCCTGAGTTCCAGAGTCGAGAATTGTATTCTCCAACTGGATCAGGTTGACCAATAGAAGTAAGTGAATTTTCGATATACCACAAACCTGTTGGACCTTTGAATCCGTGATCCCAGTATCTGACCCATGGTAAGTCTTGACCTTCTCCGGCAGGGAGGAATCGTAATACTGCATATCCATTACCTGCTTTATCTACTGTTGGTTTCCAGATGCGCTCATCAGCATTCGGTTTTGAGTCACCTGACCCACCGACCTTTTCTGCTGCTTGAACTAATTTGGAGATATCTGCGCCACGTTGGCGTTTTAGATTTTCGAAAGACATAGTTATTGTATCCTTTGTATAACTGAAGTATGTTTATATTGTATCATAGTATCGCTGAAATGTAAAGTTATTTATATTGCTTCTATTCAAAAAAAGCACTATCCAACGAATTAGTTTTTGGTAAAAAGTTGAGACCCATTGCTTCTGCCTCAACTTTTCCTTTGATGATCGGAGATATGAACTTACTCACATCTGCCGGATCTATATCATTTTTATCACATAGATGAAGTATCGCATCCATGTAAGTGATACCCAATTCTGTAACAGTAGATTCAATCAGTTTTGTAAATTTACTTTTGTTAAGAAATGAAGCATCGAGTATTCCTTCGGTTTTTGACATATTATTATCTATCCATAACTCTCAGGAGAACTGTATCTTTATTGAGTCGACCATTAGCAGACTTCGCTTTAGTAGATAAATCACTAATCGCTTTGTCGATCTGCTTCGGTGTACGATTCAATATCTCAGGTAAGAACTCTTGCGGTTTACGCAATTTAATTGTTCTACTGTTCACTTTATCAAAGTTTTTGATAGAAGTGCCGGAGATCTCGAATCCTTTAGCATTCTCGGTGACATACTCTGTCAACTCACGATACTTAGTGTTGAACACAAATAAACGCATCGCTCCGACAATCTTGATAGGAGGTATTGAAGCAATCTTGAAATCATTATCCTCCTTCTTGTATTGTACTTTAGCAATTTGTTTATCTGCTGCGCGAGGTGCTTTAACATGCGTGTTTCGGGATGCTCGCGCAGCAGACTTAATACGGTCAAGATCAGCGAGCATTTCCTGACACTGCTTGACTCTTTTGTTAAGTTGAGGTCTGGTCAGGTGTGAATAACCTTCAACTGCTTGATCACAATTCTTGTGATAAGCATCTTCATAATCAGACAACCATCCCTCAACTACATCACGAACAGGAGAAACGGATGAACCGCTCAGTCCGTGCTTTTTGAAGAGAGAATACAAATCAATGCTTGGATCCTCACCTTCAATCCAGGAATCCTCAAACTCCAACAGGTCTTGCATAATAGTATTGGAAATCTTATTAGCAAGACGCTGCTGAGGAGATAGAGAAACAACTTTATCAGAATCGTTCTTAGAGATGAGTCGTTCCATTTCTAACTTACGACCAGACTCAAGTAAAGTTCCTAAGAACTTCTTGAGCGATTCTTCCCAGTATGATACGCGATCACACTTTTCTAATCCCGAGTTCAACCAAAACGAGATACAAGCATAATGACTGTGCATCGTGAACTTATACTCAGGATTACATAAAATTGCTTTAGAATCATTTTTATTAAAGTTGCTCTTAACATAAGTTTTAATGCAAGAAGCAAACTCTTTTTTATCCACTTCGTTGTGGAAATAATATTTGACAGCGTCGAATCCTTTATCTAATGGGGCAGCACCCACACCAGTTTTTGCTCTACGACGTACAACTTTTTTCTTACGACCTTTAGGTAATGCCATTATTCAATCTCCCCAAAACCAAGATTCTTCACAACGAATTTTTCACCAGTCTCTAAATTCTCGATGATATCACCAACTGATACAGAGTGCATCTTATCGATATAAGTGATATTTTCTTCAGGTCCAACGTTACCAACTTCAAAGACATGATCTAGATCATTCGCTTCGATGATAGCAACTTTACGATAATGCTCTTCGTAAACTTCCTGAGAGACCTTACCAAGAACCATAGCATTTGAATGCTTCGCGGCAACTTCTTCGTCGATGAAGTTTCCTTTGACAATCACATTATCGAGATTGAATTGATGAATAATATATTGCATAAGACGCTCCTCTTTTTTTATCTTATACATATATTCTATCATACTTTTACAGGAATGTAAAGCTTTTTTTCTCTCATTTATAAACTTTTTTCTATTTTTTCTGCATCTTTAATAATTTCAATGGTGTTTTGAATGAGATCCCACTGAGAATCACCCATCACTTCCCATATAACTTCTCGAAATAAATCTTCTGACTCTTCATCTGCCCATTCACCTTCATCTTGATCCCATTTCCCTTTGAGTTCTGGATGTTGCGCGACGATCCTTTCCATGAGTTCATCGTGATCATCTTCGAACCCATCGACAAATTCATCCCCCTCGTAAACGCAAACGCCATAGAAGTTTGGCATTTCATCTTCATAGACAACGGTGGTTATCATCTTAGGATCATACTTAGATAATTCTCCCAACAACCAGTCGAGACCATCCTCTGGCCAACCCCATGCTGACTGACTCTGAAATCCATTTTCATCTATATCTTCAAAGTAAGTCCACTTCGGACCAACGTTATCGAGAGTCCATTCATATTTTTCTGTTTGTTCATAAGTCGGTGAACCTTCTTTACCGTCGACCCACAGATCTCCCATCCACATATGACCATGCGAGATATCATCACCTGTACGAACTCTCTTTATCATAGATTTCCATTTATCGCGTGCCGTATCATTTATTTCTTCAAAGACGACATTAGTGTAAACATAATTTGGCATATTAACCTCTTCTCATTCTCGCAATTTCTTTTGCGTCATTACTGTCTTTACGGATAGGAACCATATTAGATTTATGTAGTGTGCCGATCCCAGCGATCTCATTGCCTGTATATTGATTTGCCTTGCGCTTACCTTCAACACGCATAATGAGATCGCTGGTGGGCACAGTCTCGGACGTGGTGTAGTCAGGGAAGTCAGCAATCCCTGACTTCTTACCACCTTTCTCATAACCAAGCGACTTGAGGAGCATTGCCGTCTTGCGTTCTTCTTCTAGAACTGCCGCAGTCTTTTTACGAGATTTGCGTTTACGAGTATTGATAGTGGTCATACCACGAACGAGGTGCATAGTCATCTACCGTATCCCTTCCTTGTCATTTCATTGATACGCTCTTGCATATACTGACGAACAATCTTTTGAATTGCATCATACTGACCATCAGTAATTAATTTCATACGCTCGAGTTCACCCTCGAACACACGAACTGCCATCATACGATCACTCGACAGATTTTCCACTCATCGCCTCCGCAACTGATTTTAGTTCGTCAACCTTACCTTCATTGACAGCATTGACTTTTTCGTCAAGTTCCTGCCACGCATTAGTCGCAACAAGTTTTGACAAGAGCATCTCGTCACGTGCTACACGATTACGAATAATCTTCGCCGCTTCGCTATCAGTATATTCTAGCAATACATACGCACGATACTGAGTACCATGCTGAACGATAGAAGATTCCTTTACTGAATAACCAGCAACGTCAGCATCAGCAATCAAGTTTACAGTTGCTTGATTAAATTCATGCATCAGCGAATTATCATAATCGTTCGCGCCAAGTTTTGCTTTGAAAGTTTTAAGTTGAGAACGCAGTTGAGAGTCAATACGATCTGCAAGAGTGGTCTTAGCAGACAGAGTAGCGATATCAACAGATAGTTGCAGGTCAGGCGTCACCGCTGTTCCTACAGCATATACAGCGTCATCATCTTGAGGGATATTAGTAAACCAATCAGGCATCTCATCAATTTGATTTTCAACCTGCTTGTATTTGTATTCGAACAGTTGCTTTGACATAACTGTTTCTGGTGGGGTTTTATCACATGCCGCAACCAATGCGACCATAGGGATTAGTGCTAACTTTTTCATTTTATACTCCATTCAAAACTGCGACAATATTATCGCGCACACCCGAACTGACAAACCAATTTAAGATTTCGGGTTGAAAAATAACAAGAGAAATACCACTTATCACTCCAAAGATATATGTAATCATCAAAACACTCCCATGCTGACTAGTGTACTAAACAGGTGACTCACTCCTTGATTATCCTTTTCGATGCCGAATAGGAAGTCACCTAGTGTCCTATTCTTAGCAGGAATTTCTTTTTCAACTATAATCACCTCAGGTGGCGGCGAGTTATGACAATCATATTTTTCAATCGCCGTTACAGTTGAACCGTCTTTATACTGGATTTCCTTTGAGTAAAAACATTCCTGAGCGAATGCATTAGTCCCAATCGTTATCCATAGCAATAGTATCGCGCATCCTCTCGCCATAATATTTCTCCGCATATTGTGGGGCATCCTGATAGTGATTGTGATTTTCATCCATTTTGGAAACCATATCATCAAACTTTTTACGAAGAGGTTTCTCTTCTTCATCTACATATCTACGAACACGTGCTGCACCTGCCTCGAGGCGCGCACGACGTGCTTTACGTTTCGCTAACCTATCAGCGGCATCTCGAATCGCTTGCATACGTTCATCATAAGTAGAATCTTTTTTAATAACAATATTAGACATTGCGCTTGTACTCCATCCAAAATTCATTCCAAAGTTCATCGACCCACTCATCCTGCTCAGCACTAGACAAGTGCGCGATATTATCGAAGCAATTATCCTGGACAAGTTTTTCTAACAGTTCTTCAATCATCTCGCATTCACCGATACGATCTGATACATCCTGGATGAACTGTTCTTCGAGATCCATCATATACGACTTCATCTTTCCCATTATACACGCTCCTCAACAGAAAACTTTTCAACGCCAGCATCGGCAAGGATAGTTTCGATAACAGTAGTCAAACCATCTTTAGTATGACGAGTGGTTTCCCACTTGTCGCCGTTTTTCATAGTAGCAGTGATAACAAACTTTTTCATAATGAACTCCTCTTTTCATTTTATACATATATTCTATCATAAAAATTCGAGAAAGTAAAGCTTTTTTTCTCACTTTTTTAGAATTATTTTAATTTTTTTTATGAGCGATATATGTTCAAAAGATGAGTTTCAAACTGTTCCACTTTTTCGATGCGGTTTGGCCACAGGATATATTCTTTTTCGGGATTCTTTTTGAGATTATTGAGGAGTGGGGTGATAGCATTGTACAAGCGATCTAACTTCTCTTGAGTTACAGTAGCATTAGACTGTACAGTCTCTGCCTGTTTCGTTGCTTCTTGTACTGCCTTCAGTTCTGTCTCATCGACAGCAGTAAACCCAAAATCAAAAAAATCTTCAGACATTTCCATCTCTCCTCTGATACATGTATTGGACAAAGAAAAACCATCCTAGGATCGCCCAAAATAGGTTATACAGAATTCCTTGAGAAATCACCCAAGCAAACATAGAAATAATTACATGATCATACCATTTGAGCATTTTAGATCCTAAAGTGATGAGGGGAGAGCGAAAGGAATATTCTCTCCCCCCACCTTATAGAGCAGTGCCTGGTTATAGATCCAGGATGCATTCTCCTTTGTGTTGACAAACTAACCGTTGATCTGCGCGAGTCTATTAGGCGACCAACCCATTACTATTTATTTCGTCTAAGTTTTTTGTTTCTAGCATACCTTCGCAATAAACAATCAAATACAATTTTCTTCTTCACCTTTCTACGGATTCTTGCGAATTTACTGCGATGTATCCTATTTGATTTAGACTCTACTTCAAACATAAAACACCTCTTTTTTGGCGATTCCGGAAGGACTCGAACCCTCGACCCACAGATTAGAAGTCTGTTGCTCTATCCAGCTGAGCTACGGAACCAATGGGATTGTCGGAGAAAGGATCTACTGAGAGAGGAGCGAAAAGTGATCTACTCTCTCCGACAAACTATTAACGCTGCCACATCTGTGGTGCGTATTCATTCCAAATTTTATTATCAGGATCATGCTTTTCTTGCAATCGATTCATTGCCTTCCTCTCGGCATAACCCTTGTTCCACACTCCACTATCATCAGAATAGTCATAATACCAATCGTGTACTTGAAGAAGTTTGATGTATGTATCTTTTTCTGATATAGTAATTTTCATATCTCCAATCTCCTCCCAGAACCTTTTCATATCTTAACCATCGCATACTGAGGGTTGGTGAATTCATCGTCGAACATACCGACTTCATCAAACCCATAAAGGGTGAAACCTTCCATCGGGTTGCCACCCTTTTCGTAGACAACCAAACTTCCATCAATCACACCTTTAAAGGTGTCGATATCGATATCATATGATTTCCAGTTACTCATTATGCACACTCCTCAAGAACGTCAAATTTAATTAAAGTTGCCATCGAATCACACAACTGGTGAAGGTCGGCATCAGACATCCTGGTCAAATCGAGCGAGCGAGCATATCCCTTACTCATGGCATCTGCCGCCATATAATAGGCAGACTCCTCGAGTTCGATGCGCTCGTACTCTTTAAGAGTACCTGTGGGCACACGACTCTCCCAATATGTAAGGTCAGTTGCCTCAGGCATCATGCCCATAAAACACCCAGGACGCTTGCTGAATTCTTCTGCTTCAGCACGCTGGGCGTTGATGAGATCGATTAAACCTTGTTCTAACTTGTACATAATTTAGCTCCTCTTTAATTATACATATATTGTATCATACAATTACAGAAATAGCAAGCACTTTTTCTCACTTTTTTCAAATTATTTTTGAAATTTTAGTTGGTATTCTTTTCCTTCATGTACGAATGATACGATGGAATGTGAGTAGACTGTAATAACATCTTCGTTGTATCGTGTTTCAACATTGCATACACGCTGTGTCCCACCAGTAGCATTACTGTTAGCATGACCAAGCATACCACCAATGACCGCGCCAATTGCACCACCATCTTCTTCACCTTTAATATTGTTACCAAGAGCACCGCCGATAATAGCACCAATCAATGCATCACCAGTTTTATCACCAGATACCTGCTGGTCATAACACACTTCAACTTGGTATGGGGTTTTATTAATGACCTGTTTGGTTACATCAACAACAGTTTCAGCATTAGTAGGGCTTGCCGTCACCATCAACGCCGCTGACAACAATAGGGGGACATTCACATTTTTTAACATTATTTAACTCCTCGATCCTTTTGTATGAGTTTTGTAGTTGTTCCTGTAATTCTTTTACATTATTTTTAAGAATATCAATCATTCCATCCTTCTCTAGGATTTCCCGTCGATATAATTCAAGTTCTGATTCTTCGTGATTTCCACTCATCAAGCAGTTCCTCCTGTACTCTGTATGCCTCAACTTCCCAAGGCAGGTTCAGATATTCCTCGCGCGTATCATAAAAGTTACACTCGCTGAATAGTTCTTTCCTCACATACTGCTTCACGTGAACCATTTCATGAAAAATAGTTGTAAGAAAATTATCTGTTAAACTGAGTTTCTTGTTAATCTGAATGAGATATTCGCGATAATCTGTATCTTCACACGTACCATCATATCCCTTCAAATTTTTGAGTTCGACATTAACAATACATTTAGTGATGCGGGGCATCAGTTGCAACCAAGCGAATGATGATGCTTGGTAAGCAAGTTCTCTTTGCCTTTTACTTCCGCCTTCTACAAAGATCATTCATATCTCCTCTTAATTATGTATATTATTATATCATATTTTTTCAGATATGTAAAGCTCTTTATCGCCTATCATCTTCAAGAGGTTTTTTGCTTGTATCCCAATTAGGGGGAGGAGTAATCTCACCCCTCTTACCATACTTCACAGTTTCTACATTGTTGCCAACTTTAATTTTAATATTATCGTGCATGTGATGTAATTTAAACTTGATATCTTTAAAGTCGGCAAATATTTTTTCCCAAACTGGACGCCAATTATTTTGTAGTCTATTATTATTCATATTACCGCGATCTGATTGCATAAAGAAATCGCTTGAACTTCTTAAGTTCCAATCGAAAATTACATCAAATCCATACATATGAATGACTTCTGCTTTCAGGTTTTTTGCGGCATAGTATACTGCCATATGCCCGCAACTAAAATCTGTGTAAGTTGGGCAGTACTTAGGCATTGCGGTATAGAACTGGCGAATCTGATGCGACCTCTGCATATGGAATTGAGTATTTTTTTCCATATAAATTTTTGGTCTCATACCCAAAACCCATTGACCAGGAACATCTATCTCATTCCTGTGTATTGCTCTCATCATTTTGAAATCAACGATGATACTGGCATACGCATCTGGGACTTCAAACGGTGGTAGATTACAAGTTAGTTTAAGACCCTTTCTAGGTGCTTCATTATAAAATGATGCGGAATCGCCGTTACCAATTACATGAACAACTCTAGGCATTTTGTATTTTCCTCATACTCTCTGCAATTTTCATTTTCCCACGAATACGATCTTTTCCTTTATCGCCAGTCCAATGAATAATTTTAGCATTCATTGCTGGTTGGTTATCCCTCTCAATTTGAAGTCTTAACCAATTATATTCGTTAGGAACCTCTTTTATATATGTCATTCTTGTGATAGGATTTAAATGTGCATGAAGTGTTTCTTGATCCCCTCTTATTGGGTTTTCTTCAATCGCTTTTATCCATTGCAATAATATGTGAGGTCGTCCTCTAAATCCTACCACTCCGGAGTTATACATTTCAGTTTCCATTCTCTTTGACCATGGTTTATCCTTTACCATCGACAACTTATTATCTTCAATGTAATCAAACAATCCGGATATATTATCCATTATTTCGCAATCAGTGTCAATCCAAAAACATTCTTTTGCGGGAATGTTTGCCATAGAAACAGGTTTATAGAACCATGCCTTTTGCCTCTTTTCTTCTGGAATATTTTTTATAAGATCCATCGTACACCATATCATTGGATGAGACGCAACCCATTGGTAAAACCTTTCAGAAACACCAAAGTTAGCGAAACAGATAGGAAACCTGTTATTATGCTTAGCATAGTTCTCTAGAAACCAGGGAACCTGCCATTCTGTATTACTATCACCACCAATTAAAATTGCTCTATCTACTCTATTAGGCATCGATAATCCTATATGTTTCACCATAATTATGTTTTGCCTGTATGCCTGCTTCTTTCTGAATCGTAGTAAACGAATCAACCGCCATACAAACCCAAGGATAATATTCTTGCAAGAATGGAAAATTATCTATATTTAAAAACACATCAGTTGGCCCACCATGAGTTTTTGCTTTGGCAATAAGTTGTTTAGCACCTTCAGGATTTACCATATATCCGTGAGCACCTCCAAAGTATTTTTTCTGAACAAGGCCATCAACTCCTAGTTGTATAGGAGTGTTAAACTTACCATATGAAGGTTTAGAAAACGTCATACATCCATCGAACTTTTCATTTGCTGGAACTTCACCAGTTAGAATAGCATCATGTTCGAAGATTGCAATAACCTCATCATCCT